TCTGAGCGGCTATTATCTCCGTCTCTCCCAATGGGCTCACGTTCTGAAGCATCGTGATAGAGTCGCAAAAAGGGAAGTAACCTATTCTAAAGAATATGGCATTGAGAAGTATTCGTATATCTTCCCATGTGGAATTATCTATAAGAACATTGCGAAACCATACCGGTGGCTCCGACGGCTTATTATGAATGCCCAAACATACAATATCAAGAAGCAACTCTCCATACTTATCCATCATAACCGGAAAATCACTAGTCGGCTCATCAGACTTGACAATCATCTTATCAAGGTCTGCCGGTTCTATTTCAAGCAAAAGAGGTCGCAACTTAAACCATGTCCTAACCGTTATCGGACGTATGACTATACTATCCCCGACTTCCTTTCCTGCCGGAATAGATTTTTTCTCGCTAAAATCAAATGGTATCTTGACTGGTTGCTCCGTTATGGAAGCTGACTCCAATTTAAACAAATTCTTTACACTCATAAATTTATCCAAAGGGGCTATCCCGTTGTACTTCCGGAAAAATTCCATAATATTCGCGACTATTATAGAATTGTTTCGCCCCTATCCATCAAAAGTTTGTTTCTATAGGCGGACTCGAACCGCCGACCTCATTATATAATGCGCTCTGCCGACTGAGCTATATAGAACCATAGTTATTTACTTGGATGCAGCTTTGGCCGCCTTAGCTCTAGGCGCCGCATCAGTAACTTCACGCATAAAGGCAGTTTTGGTTTCCCCTTTTTCTGTAATTGCTGCCTGTACGTACACACGAACCAATAACAACTCAGCTTGTTCTGCGCCCGGAGCCTGTGAAATCTTAGCTGCTATCTTACCATTGACAACAGTATAGACCACTTTCTTTCCTTTTTTGGGCAATGTTTCGCATTGGAATGTCTTATTGATTGACGGAATATCCGTAGGCTTATTCCAAACATCCTTTGGAGATAAATCTTCCCCTTTGTCAACGGTTCCACCGGCAAGCAATGCTATTGTATCATTACTTGGAGTAGGAATAGAGAACTCAATATAATCAGTGGTATCTTTTACAAATTCCACATATAAGGGTTCGGTACTGCCTTCAATGTCTATCTTCACTTCCTTAGGGTCTGCAAAGTTGAAAGCAACACTACTTTTGGTGGGTAAGGGAAGTGTGGTAAAATCCGTTCCCGGCACTCCATCACCAACATCTGCAATTCTAATCGCGCCTACGCCCATAGCGATAGGTCTTACCGTTTTTGTTTCTGACATAATCAATTATCCACTTTTACATTAAATCGAATATTAATACACATAAATCCCTCTTTTAAATCCGGTATCGGAATACTTAGGAAATCCTCTATTTCTCTACAATTGCCATCATCACTATTTATCGAAGCAAGAGCCTTACGCACCATACGTTTTAACTCTTTCATACGTTGACGCTGATACATTCCATTATGCTTCAAAGGAACAAACACATTCACATTTACAGGGATTTTATTAATGAAATCCAACTCCGTTAATGATAGATGATTAATTACGATATGTTCGTCCTTAACACCGGCCTCAGATTTGTCTTTATATATGGCAATTCCAGTACCGACAGCTTCTATCGCTTCATATACGAAATCTATTACATCAAATTCATCCATAAACTAGATTTTTTCAAATACCCTAATCAATGCCTTACGCAAATACTCCTGACATTGGATATATCCCGTAGTAGCCACATCTTTTCCTTTGGCTTCAACATGAACCGCATATTCCATACCGGCAACACCAATCAGTACGTAACTGCCTTGATAAGCCAAAGAAATATCTTCGGCCAACTGTCTGGCTTTGGAAATACCAGTATCACCGTCATTCCCTTTACCGCTTTTCTCAAAGTTTTCAGAAACGGTTTCTCCATCCATAGCTATTATATAGCCTACAGAAGAACGAAGATTGCCTGTGCGGTCTGTATAGTTACCCGATTTACGGGCCACTTCTACAAATTTTTCTCCGGCAGCAGAAAGTAATTTAAAAATCCTTTCTTCTGCTCGTTCTTGGAATTTGTCAAACCAGCGGTCTATATCCGCATCCGAAAACAAAGGCGTTAGTCCTGATTTCATACATTTATAATTGAATGGGATTGATACGGTTCCCAGCAAATTATATCCACATCAACATTAAGAGAAGGAACTTGTAAACGCAAATATTTAACATCAATATCAGGACGGACTTTAGTATAGAAATAGCCATGTACTTGCTTTTCGTCGCCAAGGCTGTTTTTCTTCATAACTATACGCCCATCACTAACGGAATCATATCTTCCCTTTACTGACAGAGTTTTTGTTTCTCCATCAACCCACTCACCATTGACTAATTTTCCGCCAATTTCATAAGTTATCAAGGCAGTATGAGGATATCTGGTTACCATGCGTTCCTTGCCCTTCCCCTAATAATGATTTTCTTTCCTAATTTGGCAGCCTTTTCAGGCTCCCCGTTCTCAATATATAACTGCTTTGCAGTCTGTATATAGTAAGAGCGGGGATGAGAGACAGATAACTTGTTTTCCGTGAAATCCGGAGAATTTATCAGCATGGCATACGTATCAGCGACACATAGACCAACTTGCTTTATATTATCAGTAGTACATTGTTCTTCGGGATTAATACCACGCTTTACAAATACTACCTTTTCCAAGAAGCCTTCCATATCTCCAATAGAGGGATATTCCAGTATCGTTTCTCTGATTGTTGCCATAACTGTATTATTCTTCGTCACCCGGTTCTAAGTTTTCATCATCCACTTCCTGACCCAAGAACTTAGCAGGAATATTATCCGTACCTTCTGTTGCTTCGTCAGAAGGCCATTCCTTACCGTCAGTCTGCAAGATATACATAGCTTCCGGGTCATTGACTACAGGAATTGCATTAGCTTCAGCCTTGGTCCACTCCTTGAACGGCTCTTCAGTAGAGAATTTTGTAACCAAGATAAAGTCTTTCTTTACCATGATTGCTTTCTTCTTCAAAGACTCCGAATTTTCAGCCATAATAGGACCGTGCTGGATATTACCAACATTCAAATCCTCAAGGAAGCAGATACGGTGCTTCTTCCATGGGCAAACAGTAGTACGTCTGTGGTTTGCATCTTCAATACGCACAGCCGGATTGATAGTGATAATCTGTGCCGGATATTCTTGTTCAGCCAAATACTCGTTAATAACCTTCTTGGTGATAACGAGCTTCGATGTCTGGTTAATCCAGCCCTTAATCTTATCCAAAGTTGATTTCTGCTTCTTCAATAGAGTAAAATCAGATGTCAGCATAATGATGTATCGCAGACTTACCCCCTTGGCACTTGCTGCAGAAAGGACATTTTCAATATCTTGCAAACCGTCAGCTTTTGCAGCATCAGCCCAGTCTGCAGAAGATTTCTTTCTGTTATCTGCCGGCATACCACAACCTACAAATTCAGTGGTTACAATGCCGTTATTATTTTTCGCAGACAGGTTAAATCCTGCACGGCTCATATACTGCATAGATAACCATTCTATACGACCACGCACTGCATTATACACAAAATCCTGATCTTTGAAAGAAAGGTTCAGCAACTCCATTTGCTCTGCGTCCCCTTGTGCATCACGCTCCAAATTCTTATATTCCTGATAGTCGCTTTCGTTCATGCCACGCTTTACGGCTATTTTGGGAATATCACCGGACATTTTGCTGATTACTTCCCGCGTCTTCTCCGGAGCGGAAGAATCAAAAGAAACGACATCGGCAATTACCGGAGCACCTTTCTCTCCAACCAATGTTTCCCATTTCAAGCTTGTAACTCTTTTGGGAGTAAAGAAATTAGGGTAATACATTGGTTTTACATGGCGCGAGTTTAAACGGGCGCTCATGTTTTTCTTGTTTACTTGTTTAATTAAACTTCTTTCCATAAATCAATTATGATTTCTTGTTTACGAATCTGATTAACGACATCAAAGCCTTCAAGCCTGCATCGATAGGGAAGGGCATATTACCTTCACTAATGGTTCCACGTACCATTAAGCCGCATGATTGGTTAGCAACAGTCAAATCAACTTTTGACAAGGTTATCACCAACTCAGATGAACTTGTAACAAGGGTTGCCTTTCCTGCCGTACTCTTCTCTTTTACCCCGACTAATACTTGACCGACCTTTGCTGCGCCAATCTTGGCTTCAAGAGTAATAACATCATATCCGTCATTACTCTTGTCTATGGCTGTAATCTTATCGGATGCACCTTTCAAATCCCCTCCAACAGTAACAAAATCCCCAACAGCAAACAGATGGCTTTTATTGACTTTTACAGTCGTTCCCTCTGCTTCCAAGGCTTCTGTAACCAAAGCAGTCTTGATTACACGATACCCTCCATTTTCATCTTTGCCGACAACACAATATGGCGGCAATTCGTCCAATGGCATACCATCAAAAATCGCAGTTCTTAAATCAGCGCGAACAATGGTACCGCCACCGACAACATCCTCGAGCATTTTTATGACCGCAGGATGGTACTGAAATTCTTTTTCTTTCTTAAAAAACATAGCTACAATGGATTAATTATTAATCAATACCGAGACTGGCAACCCCGTTGGAATCCCCAGTACCCTCATCTTTATTCATGATTTCCAACCATTCCTTTTCTGTCCGGTCTTTGGGCTGTGCTACATACGGGCGATAATTGCCTGCATCCACTTCATCGGATATTGCGCTTTGGCGAATTTCCTTATATTCTTCTTGAAGCTCCTTAATTTGGTCTTCTACAGATGTTTCGGAATTTACATCAATACGCTTAAACCATTTTTCCGGCAACTTGGCTGTATCAAACAATGCCTTAGCAGACGCGTTTTTACCGGAATCGGAAACGGTTTTTGTTAAGGTGGAAATATTATCCGTTAAGGTCTGGATTTGCTTTTGCTGGGCTTGAAGCATCTTTTTGAAAGCAGGCGGAAGATCATCCAAATCATCATCTACATCGTCGTCATCGTCGTCAACGACCGTTTTGTTTTTCTTCCCTTTTTTGCCCTTTCCCTCTATAGGCTTGCCATCTTTCAGACCATGCTTCTTTTCATATTCAGCAATAGCATTATTGATAACATTCTGATTGTTCTGCTCATTTGCTTCCAAATCCGGAAGAATGTTATCCTTAAAAAGAGAGACATAGTTTTCCAGATTTTCCTCGCTCTCAATATTAAACAAGGCCTTTACCTTTGCAGCATATTTCTCTGGAATACCTGCTTTCTTTAAAGCTTTTTTAATTGCAACTAAAATTTCCATAGTCTTTTTACTTTAAAATATATTGGAGCAGGATTTTTACCATAAAAAAAGGCCACCCGCACCCGGATAGCCTATATTCAAACAAACTTTAAACATTAATCTTCATCCTCTTCGTCATATCCACACATGGCATCAGCTTCCGCCTGCCAGCGGTCAAACATAAAGTAATACTTTTTATATCCCTCTTCCTTTTCCTCCATGCTTAACCTTGCCCACTTGACGGAAGCCATCATTACTTCATCGTTCTCATCATACTTCCCTGCTTCGTAATTTCTGAGAATCTTTTCTGATCTTTCTTTCCAATATTGGCGAAGCTCATCTGTAACTTCCGGTACTTTCGGTTCCTTGCTCATAGCTCTTTCAATTTAATATAAATCTTATCTTCCTGTTCCGATACCGATATTATCTCAAATCTTGTATCAGTGGCAAAAAGTATTTCATATTGATTCTTTTCTACAAATTTACCGTTAAATTCCGAGATTTTCGATATATCCTTTCCATTTTTACCCTGAATCGTAAAAACTATGCTTACTTCATTTCTTTTCAAAGGACGATAACTCGCAAACATATCAGCTATTTCCGGAGATTTGCTACATGATGTAAATATCTTGTGGGAAACCTCTTTTTTATCCTTATACAAAGCTTCGTATTCCTTTCGCTTTATTATAGTACCACGATACGTAATGCCTTTAAATGTTGGCAACAAATTCAACCCTTCACGAATTAATGTTGCGGCAGCTTTATTAAACTCGCTAAGGTTGTCATTATACAACTGTTTATTTAACTGTCGATAGTTGCCTCCGGCTTTAGTATAATGATGTATAGCGGCCAACCTTGTATTAGAAATATTCGGATATTCCTTTGAAAGAAAATCAATAGCACGCTGCATCGATACAGATGTGCTTCTTGTGCGGGTAAACTTCTTTTCTTCCAATGTATAAATATTGGTTTTCAACTCTCCAAAGAACTGCCGGTTATCACGAATAAAATAGGGTTCATTGCTCCATCCTTTAGCCCTTTCAAGGTTCTTGTTTACCCAAGATTTAGCCGATTGAGGTACATCTTTTACAACAAGTTCTTCCGGTATCGTATCATTTACCAAATACTCGGCCAAATCTTCCGGTTCCATAACTATTGGAGTCGCATAACAAATGCAAAACGGATGAAACCCTGTAAATTTAAATGTTTTCGGATATTTGCCAACCATCGAATCACAAAGGGCACACGGTCCGCGATTACTATCAGACCGTCTTATCTCTATGCCCAAAACAAAGTCCTGACCATTCCATCGTTCATAATCTGCTGCACGATAAGCCATATTGGTTGTCGTAGAAGATAATCGCAATGCGTTCATACTTGCACTACGGTACACACCTTGGCCAGGATGATAATTTTTCATAGGCTGAGATAAAATCAGTTTCCCATTTGCATCACGTACATGCCTAAAACGTTTGTCTGGTTCTTTAAGAAGTTGGCGCACATCCCGACCTATCTGCCCGGCATTACGACCTACCGATACTCCAGATGCAAGATAATACTCTAGTTGCTCTTTTGCCAGCTCCGCAATATTCCACACACGGTCAGATAAGGCATTTCCCCTAATGTCCATACCTTTTTTTAGCTGCAACATAGCTTTGGCATTATGAGCAAACAGCCCTTCTTTTATAGCTGTACTGATAGCCAATCCCTCAACATACCTTGAGATAAAATCATCATTCTTTAGTTCAGAACGTTTCCATGCGTCCATTTGGAATTGAGTAATATTGGCAAGTAGGTCAGATTGTAACTTTACCAACTCCCTATCAATACGTTTTTCTATTGACTGGTTTCTTACCCATACACTATCTTTCCCCTTATCTGCCCATTGTTGAAGATAAGGGGAAATAGCAGCAATAAAACGATTAAAGATAGCTGTTATATCATTTTGCTGCACCAACATTTTTTGCAAATGCTGACTATCATAAAAGGAAAGCCCTTTACGTTTCATCATTCATCTGAATTAGCAAGAAATGTACCACCAAAAGGATTGCTGTTTTGTGCCATTTCTTTTTCTTCTTTCTTCATGGTTGCAGTCTCTTGTTTGGCATTCTTTGTATAAGGAGATTCTGCAGTGATAGTCTCTTGCGAATTGATAGGCTTATTACCGTTTGCAATAGCCAAGTTCTGCAAAATTTCCGTAAGGTTCTTGGGCAAGATTGAACCGAACTTCACCTCGAAATAATTTCCCTCTATTGCATCAGCGTTTTTGATATGGGAAATACGAGCCATACCAGCCTGCACGATTGCCACACAACGCTGTACCACCGGACCGAATATTTCCATCTGTTCCGTAGCTTTTATCTTTGCGTCAATAGTCATAAACTCACGAGCCACTCCGGATAAATCACCTATGCCGATAAGGTTGTCAAAGGAGAGGTCAGGGCAGGAAGCACCGGAAAATATCTCATGCCTTTCGTTTGCGATTTCCTCTTTCTGAGAATCAATAGACTGCTGCCAGGATAAATATTCTGCATCACCATGATAAGCAGTTCCGGTATCCGGGTCCACTTCCATGGAGAAATTCAACTCCTTTCCCACCGTTTCCTTTGAAGGTAAATTGGTCTGGCCGTAAGTCTTTAGCATAGGGTCTCCAAAATAGTCATTAGTATCTGACATTCGAGAAAGGCGCATTTCATACGCATCCATAAGAACTGCTATATCTTCCCAGTCCGGTTGGTCTACCTCTGCATAGACAACTGGAATTTTCCCGAATAGATTCTTATCTTTTGTTATAACCCACTGCCCATCATTGATTCCGGTTATAATCTCATTAGCGGTATAAATTTTCACGCATTCACAACTTCTGCCATTAACCATAGTTGTGTATTTATGAATGAAGCCATCCATATCATCATCATCATCAAAATGCGGGTAAAATTCATTGGTTACATTATCATCCTTTGGTGTTGATAATATCTTGGCTTTTAATACGACTTCTTTTTTAAAGATAGGATTTCCATCCTTATCCGTTCCCTTAATATTGCTTTTCGTTACAGGATAGAAGACAATTGCCCCTTTGGTTTCAGATAGTACAATACGAGCAAATCTCATAAAGACTGATTTCATCTTAAGCTTACGGACAAATACTTGCTTGAAGTCTTGCAAGCTATCATCATCCATATTATCTGCCGATACAATCATATCCCCACCGAACAAAAAAGCTGCTGCTGTACGTACTATCTTCTTTGGGATATTAGTTACAATCTTAGCAACCGGCACAGTCTTATCTTCCAAACGTTTTGGTTTTTCTTCGCCAGTATTTGGGTCTGTTTCAAACTCTGTATCTGAATATACAGCCACTTTTTTAGGTTCACGGAAACCTACTGAAGTTTTACGACGGCGGCGTTCTCCGTTATATTCCTCCAAATATTCTTTGGGGTCTCTATCTTCTATGGTATCTACACATAAATCACTGACTATTCGAGAAAAGTCGTCATTACTCAATATTTCGGATATTCCTGGCATATACTTTTCTCTTAAAATATATCCTCCTATTGTATTTCACAACTATAAATTCCCTACCAGACATACAAAAACTCTATTCTTCAAAAAAGAAGAATATGAAAAGACTTAAAAGAATAACCAATACAATCAAATGGTTCTTATATCAAGAACAAAGTAGAGAAAATCTATTATTATGGTTTATTTGGGATGTAATCACAACATTCTTTATGTAGTAATTTTATCCGCGTCCTACTTTGCGCGTTGTTTTTTTGAAATTCAGTCCGATTGACTCGGCAAACTCTGCAAGAATGGTGCATCCGTCCGGTGCATCATCATGAGCATTATCCCCCTCACGCTTATAGTTTGTAAGAGCTTTCATAAAGCGTCCGTAGTCAGAGCCTTTAGTGTATTCTGTTTCATC